ACCGTTCAAGGTGAGAATTATAACCAAGTCTGAGGCCCGTAGGCAGTATTGCCTCCGTTGGTTCCAGAGAACCCTTCACGATATCATGAAAGAGTACTGGTGCTTTCAGTTAATGGGCTCTGCGCCCACGACTGCTATGCTCAGTGAGACAGCAAGGTATGCGTCTACTATTGGAACTGGGGAACTCGGACATGAGTCGAGCGACTTCAGTGGTGCATCAGATGGAACGCCTGAGAGGCTAGTACAGGGTGTACTCGAACCCGTTTTGACGGTTCTACCAGTGTGGATGGCACGGATGGCACGTGTGTCGAATGGTCGGCACCTCATTGAGTATCCGGAGAAGTATGGGGGTATTACCTTCAAGCCTTCTCTGGACCCAGTTGAACAGAATCGTGGGACGCTTATGGGGAGGATCACATCCTTCCCTGTTTTGTGTCTTATGGTTCTTGCAGCTCATGTATGGAATTTGAGGGAGTGCGGTGATAACCGTCCCTTTTGGGACCTTGTAAAAGGGGTTCTCATCAACGGCGACGACCGGTATACTGTCAGTCGTCGGAGTACGTACGTGAGTTTTTGGAAACATTGTGAGCGTCTGCAGTTTTCTGAGAGTATCGGGAAGTCATACTTTGATTACGAATACGCTAACATCAATTCTCAGAGCTATATCCTGAAGCTCGACTCCCCAAGCCTGATCTGCTGGAAAATTCCAGTGTTTCCGCTTGGTCTCTTCGCTGGTCGAAAAAAGATCAAAGGTGAGGACTTTAACCCCGAGCAGGTTGTCACTGAGGTGGTAGCCGGCTGCTTGGGGCCGAAGATGGAGCGCAGGGTATGCTGTGACTTTCTCAAACGCTGGAAGAAGGTGATCGATCGCAATTTGTGTGGTCGCAACCTCTTTCTTCCCTATGCTTTGGGGGGGGCGGGCCAGAAGGCCCCGCGTCTTGGATTTGGGTCGGGTGGAGGACTTTGGAAAGTCCGCCTGACTATGGAACAACAGGCCGTCGCATCTGCACTCTTTGAGGAGGGTGCCTGCGATGAGTTTCCTCCACGGCGACCATACGCCGAAGAATTGGCTCCGGCTCCTCGTCCTGCCTGGGACGTTAAGGGGCAGTTGACATATTGGGAGATCGCTCGCCAGATCCAGATGGGTGTGGAGTGCGATCCCCAGTTTGACTTCTGGGAGTATTACGAAAGGCGGGGTGTCCATCTGACGATGCAGAATCTCATCAGTCGGAAGAGGTTGTCGCGGATGATCGTGACACGGACGTCCCGGACGGAAGAGTTTGGTACATGGGTCTGCCTATGCTGCGGGGAACCTGGAAACAGAGGCCTCGCACGCTGCAAGATCTGTACCTTGGAGTTGGGGGTTGTGGCATATCCAGCTTATAAGCTGAATACTGATTTGCCACTCCATTCCCTATCCGATGCTCTTGAACGTCGAATCTCCAGATCAGAAATGAGCCGTGACATTGGTCACTATGTCTTCTTTGAGAAGTCTAAGAGGCTCCCGGACGTTGATTCCGGTTCTGAGGAGGAAATTCGTCTGTGGGCGTGGATGCGCGCGTCACAGATTTTAGGTCGCTGTCTACCGCAGCACCCAGACCCTGACTAGGGAGTCAGGTAAAGGCTGCAATGCCTTTGACACGGGAAGCGTAACTGACAGTCCGTCCACACTTCTGTGGGTTGGCGTAACTGATATCAGTGAGTAACCGGGTTGCCCTGCAATGGGTTCTAGGGCGGGAAGCGTAGCGAAGTATTAAGGTATATCCAACACCGCGGTGGAGGATCTTTTTGAAGCGAGTAACCGTCTTGTCCGCAATGATCTTAAAACTACCCAGCCATGGGGGAAATGGCTAGACTCCACTATGGTGTTTACTCATCAGGGAATGGATGAATGTCCTCTAGGCGTCGTGGAAACACGTATGAGTCCAGGGCTACAACCAGAACGTGAGCGTGCT